ACTAGTAAGAATATTTTTAGGTTGTGCATCTGTTAAAAAATCTTTTGGAGTTTTCTCTCCAGCCGTAAATGTGCCGTCTTCATTTTTTGTAACCGTAAAAGTAGAACCAAAAGGATTTTTAGCGTAAAGTTGACCAAGGCTATTACTAAATACTGTATGCTCTGTAACATTACCATTAGATAAAGTTTTCTCCACTTTACTAACATATCCTGGATTATTAACATCTGGTACTACACCTTCAGGGCCAGTTACTCCAGCTATATTACCACCTTCAGATATTACACCACCCATACCTGATCCTGTGTAAGCACCCGAAACTAAACTTGAAGTGTCGTATTTTTTTACTACAGGAGTTTCTACTGGTGCAGTTTTTACTGGAGCTTCTAAGAATCTAAAATCTTCTGTTAATGTTGGTGAAGAAGTTATTCCTGTGTCTCCAATACCAATGTCATATCCTACTCCTGCTGCAGGTGCTGTTGGAGTTAATCCCATCATTTGATTTGTAATCATTTGTTGATTAGATAACTGTTGTGCTGTAGGTACATTTGACGGAGAAGTAGAATACTGGCTTTCTAAGTCTCCTATTGTTTGTGCAGGTGCTGGTGTAGGTACAGCTAAAGCTGCAACAGGATCTCCAACAGGTTCTTGAAGTTCAGCAGGTATATTACTACTAGTATCAAAATCTGCAGCACCAGGTATATCTTTTACTTGTTGTTGATAGTAACCAAAAGGTGCTGCTATTTCTCCAGACCCATAACTTACCATTGCTGGTGTGTCAATTCCAAGGGCTGTTTGTGGAGCTTCTACTCCAATATCAAAACCTTGTCCTGCAGCAACAGGTGAGGCAGTAGCAGGTGCTGTTATTCCAATGTCATATCCTACTCCTGCTGCAGGTGCTGTTGAAGGTTGTGATGCAGGTTGATAACCACCACCAAAACCTGTCATGCCTGGCATTCCAGTTTGTTGTCCATATCCTAAATTAAACATATCTAGTTGCGCTTGTGGAGAAAAAGCATTTCCATAGTCATCTGTTACAGGTGCAACTGAAGAAATAGATGTGTCTCCTAATCCAATATCATAGCCTACTCCTGCTGCAGGTGCTGTTGGAGTCATAGGCATACCTAATGTAGGATTTATATTTTTTATATTTGAAGTGTCTATCATTGAAGCATCCATAGGCATACCTAACATAGGATCTATACGATCTATAGGTCTACCTACAGCAGCTTTGTTTGAAACAAGTTGATCAAATGTAGGTGGAGCAACAGGAGTAAAAGGTAGTTTACTTTCTAGTTGTCCTGTGACAGGATTAAACTCTGCAGTAGGCATAGATTTTTGAATAATAGAATCTGCAACATTGCTAGGTTTTGTATTAAGAGATTGACCTTCAAGAACTGGCCCTTGTATTGGTGAGGCTAATGCATTATTACGAAATCTTTCTTCAAGAGCTTGTCCTCTAGCTGTTTCATTTAATTGTGTATTTGATAGTGGTGCTGTTCCATATGGATTTATTTCTCCAGGTTTATCTACACCAGGAGTTCCTGAAACAACTTTATTTGTTGTTTTTGTAAAGCTAGGTGCAATTTTTGCCTGATCTTTAAATGTAAGTTGTTTTGTAGCATTACTAACAAAAGTATTAACATTTTCATTATTATTTGTTTCAGTATTTACTGCTGCATTTGTAGCTTGCGTAGCATTATTTTTATATTGTTCTATTTGCTGTGGGTTTAAACCTAATGCTTTTGCTATAGAGTCTGTTATAGTTAATACACCTTTTGCAAATGCACTTCCTATTTTATCTTTAGCAATAGCTATTGCTGCATCTAATGCTTTTGTTTGTTCTGTAGTTAAACTTCCTTGAGACTTTCTGGCTTCCATTCTTGCAATGTCTAGTTGAACATCTTTATAGTGAGCAATAGTAGCAACAGCACCTATAGGAGGAGCTACAATAGATATAAGACTTAAAGCAACTTTATCAGTGTTAAGACCCTTTGTATGTTTTGTGGTCATTGCAGAAGTAAATTCTACATTATCCATAGTAGAATAGTTTGGAGGTGTATGTACTGAACCTACAGGTCTACCTAAACTATCCAGTTCTCCACCATATTCAGGTGTTTCTTTTACTAAAATGTTAGGTTCTGTAACAGGTGCTGTACCACCTATTCCAGTGCTAGGATGACTATCAGGATTATTAGGATCATAATAAGTATAACCATCAGGTATAGGATATAAAGGTACATTTCCTAAAAAAGCAATAGTCATACTTTCACCTGCAGCATTTCTATATTCTTTAAATATTATTCTATTTTGACCCATAATTTCTTTATATGTAGTTTTGCGATTAGATCTAGTTGGCACTGCAGAAGTAGCTAGTGATCTAGTACCTGCAACTCCACCTTCTGCCATTTCTAATGGTTCACCACTTTCTGATACAACAATTAAATCTGCCATACCAAAAGGTAACTCTTCATCTTTAGATGCATCACGTTCTTCACCCATTTGACCCATAGCTTCCATTTTAGCTAAACCCATTTTAGCATCTTGTCTTAATGACATTAATTTATCTAACCCTATATAACGAGTAACATCAGCAGGAAATACAAATTCTCCTTCACTTAACATTGCAGGTATATCATCAGCAACTTCTTCACGAGAACTACCTGATGGAACAACATTACCTGACTCAGGTTCTATCATGCCACCTTCTTCTTTAAGACCACCATCTTCAAATAATTCCATTTGTCTTTTCATCATTGGAGTTCCACCTTTACTAAAGTCTATTGTTTTACCTATTCTAATTTCGTCTGCACTTATTTTTCTAATTAAAGATAATGGACTTTCATTATATTTTTTTACTAATTTTTTTAGTCTATTAAGATCTTTAGATGAAGTTGTTATATCTTTTAAAACAACATCACTACTATCTGTAGAATCATAGTTAGATAAATCTATGTCTGTTAACTTTCTTTTAAGATGTCCTAAACCTACACTATCAAGATCTACTATATTTTTATCTGTATTATCTCTAGCTTTTGGTATTATTGATTTTTTTACATCTGCCATTATTTTAATACTTCATCTCTAAGTTTTTGCAGTCTACGCAAAGTATATATAGCTCCCTGCGCTCTGTGAACTGCAACCATATTATCTGCTTGTTCCATAGTACGATACTGTTGATTAACTAACTCTTCTAAGTAGTTATTGAAGTTGGCCCATTCCTTCGGGCGGCTGACCAGCCCCTTGAGTTTGCTGAGTATTTCCTTGTTCATTACCACTAAATCCTTGTTCTTGAGGTCTAGGTGCTGTACCTGTACCTATGTTACCACCACCTGCTCCTGTTGGATCTGCTGGATTAGCTCCTGCTGGTGCAGGTGCTTGTTCTTCTGGTGCAGGTTGTTGAAACGCTTTCATAAGCTCTGCTTGTATAGCTGCTTCATTCATATTGTTGGTTACTTTGTCAGGGTCTAGGTCCATAGATTTTGCAATCTCACGGATTATGTAATCAAACTTAGCAAAGGGTGCTAGTGTAGGACTAGATGCAACTTGCATAAATTGCATTAATCTTTGGCTACGTACTTCATTAGCCATAAGACTTTCTGTTCCTCTTGCCTTAACTTCTAAATCTCCTTTAATATCAGAGTCATAATCAAACTGCATATTAAAACGAAATAAACCCTCTCCTAAAGGGCGCAATAAATAATCATCTACATTTTTAATAACATTCTTAATGCCACCACTAGCAGCATTCATTAACATACTTATACCTGAAGCTGTTCTACCTACTCCTGATACGCCAGTTTGACCATGTGAAAAACTAGGTAGCCCAGTGCTTTCATCAGATAATTGTCTAGCCTTATCAAATAACTGTAAATTTTCTCCTGCAACATTAGGAAACTTTGTACCAAAAATAGCCTGACCAGGTGCGCCACCCTGTCTTCTAAATACTTTTCCTGGGTATACTGATAGATCTTGGCCTGGTACTAGATTTGTTTCATCTACTTCTATAAGAAGATTACCAGACAATACAGCATTGTCAACAGCCATTCTCATAAAGCCGTTCATTAATGTCTGAGTATCATCCATGTTTTCAGCTATACCCACACCAAAAAAACTGTATGGGTTAAGTTCATATGGAGCAGCCATGTAAGGTATACGTGCAGGTTTAAATGGATTAATAACCATTCTAATTAGTTTACCGTTACATATCCAGATGTTAGCCTGTAGTTCGTCTGCTTCTTCTAGCTCTTCAGGTATATCTACACCCTGTTCTTGTAACATTTCTATATCACACATACCCCAATATTCTAGTACTTCAAATCTTTCTGTACCATGCTCTGGTGCATAATCAGATAAATCATCTTCCCAATGTTCTCTATCATAATTTTCACCTATCTGTATAGCTTCATCTATTACAGCAGATCTAAAGTAGGGTCGTTTTTTTAATGCACGTAATTGACTACGTGACATTTTGTGACGTTCAATTACATACTGTGCTTCTTCCATATTGTTTGCATCAGGGTCAGGATAAAAGTTCCATACAGATACATGAGATACTTGAGGAACTGTTTTTATTGTAGGTTCATATTCTCCGTTGTCATTCCAACTAGGGTACTCTTTATCTACAGCAAATGGCCCTTTCATTACACCTGTACCAAACAAAGCCATTTCAAATGCTGTACTACGTAAATGTTTAGATGCACTAGACTCTTCTAATTGATCTTGTATTTTCTTTTGCATTTTTTTAGCTGCAATCATTGCAGGACTAAAAGTTATAGCTGATGGAGTTTTACCTGCTCCATTTTTTAAACTGTCTATACCTTCAAGATCATCTGATAGTGGCCCTAGTAAATCTACTAATGTTTGTTCGGTAGCTCCTGCTGGTAATTTTTTACCATCTCCTGCAAATCCATAGGGATTAACATTTCTATCACTAAGTTGTTCAGGTAGTTTAGGATCAAAGTGTACACTATCTACTACACCATCAGGTAACTCTGTAGGATCAACAGATAAAGGAAATTTATTATTAGCAAATAATACGTCTACTATTTGTCCATATGCTGCTAAAGTTTTAGTTTTAGTTACTTTTATAAAAACACGAGATTTTTCAGCTTCTGTAAATTGAACATCTGAACCATATATACCTCTATAATTTCTATACGATTTTAACCATCGTGTTTCATCTTGTTGACGATAATCATCTGCTCTAGTGTACCTATCCATAACAAAAGGAATAATACTAGACACATCTGCATCTTCTATAATAGAGTCTTCAGAATCTTCTAAAGCTATTGCTTCGTCTTCAATAAATACTTCGTTTTCTTCTTCCATTTATTTTCCTTTAATATCCAAACGTTGTATCTGCTATAGCCATTCTATTTGTTCTAGAGCTATTGGGATCATAATCAAATATACTAAACCTTGGTCTTGACATAATACCATACCTTAATGCATCGTACAAGTGGTCTTCTGAAGTTGTGTCAATATCTTCTGGATTTTTCTTGTCTATTGGTAGTGCAGGTAGTTGCGCTATCATATTAGTGCAGTTATTAAAAAACACAAGTCTAGGTTCTTCTGTGTATTCATCTATCTGTAAACGCCTGTGTATTTCGTTTTTACCTGCGACACGAGATCCTTTTGATCTATCTGAAGGCCGCCATCTGCAACCTCGTTGTACCATTTGTTCAGCTAGAGATGGGCCTGTGTCACCACGTTTGTGCCATAGTGAGGAGTCAAGTACTCCGTATCTCATTCCACCATCACCAGCTTCTAGTTCTAGTATCATGTCAGCTAAATCTGTAGCTAATACTTTACTTACATATAACTCTCTATATACAATAAGCTGTTCATTTGGGGATACAGCGAACCATACAACGCCTGACTTACTTCCGTATCCGTAGTCACATGCTCTAAATCTAACCCAGTTGTTAGGTATATCAAAGGGTTCAACGACATGTACATTCCTATCAAACTCTGTAAATGCTGCACCTTCTTTAATATCCCAATCACCGTCTAGTAACTGTCTACGTTGTTGTTCAGGCAAAGATAGAAGCATTGCTTCGTAGTCACCTTGTTCAGCTAAGTAGGGGTTGTCTTTTAGTCTTGCAGGTATAAACTTTCTTTTAAATAATGCTTTACCTGCTTTTTGATGTCCTGCTGGGTACTTTAACTCTTCTCCTGTTTCAATGTCTGTAGCATTAAATGCTGTATTAATTGATGCAGGATCTATAAACATTTTCTTTACCCAGTGATGTCCTCTACCGCCAGGGTTGGTAGTAGCCCTCATGTATACTGGTAAATCGGTTGCAGTGGATCGTAGACGAGAACGCATGTAATTCCATGCAAATGGTGTGGGCCATTGAGTCAATTCGTCAAAACCTATCCAGCTAAACGCTAGACCCTGATAACGCAAAGCATCATCTTCTCTATCAAGATATGACATCCACAATCTTGCGCCAGATGGTGCGACCCACTGCATCTTTCTTTCTGACCATTTTATTCCAGGCCAGATTTTTGGATACATCTCTTGAGACTTAAATATAAGTTCTCTAAGCTCTTCCGTAGTGTGTCGTAACAACAACCCAGAAAATGCAGGATGCCCCATGTATCGTAACGGATCGGCAAGCATAGCGTAACTTTTACCACCACCAGCAGAACCACCGTAAAGAACTTCTCTTTCGCCTGCTGCAAGAAACGCAGTCTGCGGCCCAGCATTAGGTTTAAATATAACATTATGTTGTTCTTCAAGAGTTTCAATAGGATCTAGTTTATCTATTTCTACTACTTTAGATTGCTCTTGCTTCTTCTTTGCTGTTGTCTTCTTTTGAACCGACTCTTTGGCTTTCAATTTTTTCCGCTTTGGCGATTGCCTCTTTCGCATAGTCTGCCCATCTGCGTAAGCTTGCAGCTTGGTTGTTTCTTCTTTTTTCATTCTCTAAACGTTTCCTTAAACCTACATGTGATATGTATCTATTTGTATTGCGAGTTAACCATTGTGATACTTCTCTATACGAATATTGTTTTAAATATCTTTTTGCTATTTCTAGTTTATCTAGTTGGTCAGGTATTGGGTTTAGTATTCCACTATCTTCTTTATCTAGCTCGTAGCCAAAAGGTATAGTGCGAGAAATCTTAGGTATAGATACCCATTCATTATCTTCTTTTATGTCTGTTGGTTGTGGTAGTTTCCATTTACCTAATGATCTAGTCATTTATTATTTTTTCTTTTTTAAATGGTCAACAATAGTTACAGGATTTACATAGTTTTTTGTTACTAATCCACCTGAACGCATTTTTAAACCCTCACGTTCTAATGCTTTTCTTATTTCCATTTCTTCTTCCATGTACTCTTTATACATGCGTTCTTGGTCTTCTTTTTCTAGTCTTTTTTCTCTCTCTTTTTTAGTTTCTTTTTTAGTTTTCTTTTTCTTTTTAGCTGCTTTAGCTGCTGCTTTTACTGCTGCTCCTAAAAAACTCATAATACTATTCCTTTTCTACATTTTTAGGTGGCATTAACATGACTCCACCTTTAGCTTCTACTTGTACTTTCTCAGTTTTAACAAGTCCAGTACGATCTAGTAACTCTTTAGCTGCTGCCATCTTATCTCGTATGCCTAGTTCAGTAGGATCATATAGTCCACCTACCATAGCCATTGCAGCTTTAGGAGCATTACGAGCCATAAAGCTCTGTGTGCTTTCTAATATTTCTTCTTTCATAGAATTAACAACTTCAGTAGTGCTAGTTGCATCAGAGTATCCAGCTATCTTTTTTGCTGTTACTACATCACCACCTGCGTCATCAAATAACACAGATAAAAACTTTTGTTGTCGTTCTGTTAGTTGTCTAGCCATGTAACATTTCCAATGCTTTTTCTTTTGTTTCATCGTTACGTCTAGTCCACCCTTTACCGAAGGTATCAAAGGTAGATAGTTTCTCGTAGAAATTTTGACGTGTATAATGCATTTGTTCTATTATATCTTCTGGGTCTACTTCAGCGACAGCCTGTAAAGTCATCGGGCCTATACCACCATCCTGCTCTACACCGACTATACGTTGCAACGCTTTAGCTGATCGTGAGACTCCTGAGTTAACAGCCCAGTCAAATACACAAAGATCAACCCCACTAGGAAGTTGATCACATTTTGCTCTATTCCAATAATTTTTCTTGTAAATAGGAGCTACATCTTCGTGCGTCAAGTCACGCATCTCTTTAGGTGTAGTCTCTCTGCCTACCCATTTATCATAGACTTTTTTAGTGACACCATAATTCGTAATGCCACCTGGATCTTTAGGATGATTTACAAAACCACCTTCGTGTTCAAGTATTATTTCTAAACACGTACTGTAATTGCTCATCATTTTTTCTTTTTCATTACACCGCCTTTAGCGTAACCTTTTTTCTTTTTAGTCATACCACCTTTAGCATAACCTTTTTTCTTCATCATGCCACCTTTAGCAGCTTTTCTGACTGGTGTTTTTCTTTTATCTGCTCCTCTAGGTTTAGGCATATATTTAACTAGTAGATCTTTAAAATCTAATCCTTTTTCTTTAGCTTCTTTCTTTAAGCCTTTTAGCCATGCTGGGTCTGCCATTACTTCTTTCCTCCAAAAAATTTAGTTGCTGATCTTATTCCAAATGAAGCAGCTATTACTACTCCTAAACTATAACTATACCATTGCGGTGCTTCTCCTAGCGCAGCAAACCCTGCTGCTGCAATCTCTCTGCCCCAATCTCCACAGAATGATAAAATAAATGGGCCACTTAACAGCAGTGTCAACCATTCATCTTTCCACGAGTTCTGTGTAGCTTTCATAGCTTCCAGATCCCAGTCTATTTCACCTGTAGCAATCTTTAAATCTTTAGTCGCTTTAGCCTTTTGTACAGCAGTCTTGCCTTCAATCCATGAACCAGCAAGTCCAGCTATAGGGCCAAGTACATTACCTAACCCAAACATTATTTACCACACTGACATTTGTCACAGCAGTTACAAGGCATAGCAAGTATTGCACGTAGAATACGATTTAGATAGGGCATCATTCTGCCCCACCTTTTTCTTTTAATACAATACCAAAGATACCGCCTATAATACCTGCCCATGTTAGTATAGGCAAGCTAAACATAAAACCTAGTCCTACACCTGCTAGAGCAAGTGCTAGATAAGTTGTAGGCTCTTTAAGTCTTCCAGTAATCCAATCCATATTTATTCTCCCTATTTAAATGTAATAGCGACACCGATTGACAGGTCACTATATTTAAAGTCTTTGTCTAAAGATAGTTCAGAGTAAGCAGACAGGCTGTTACTTAAAGCCATTGTACTCTTTACTGATGCACCAGAAACACTAAAAGAATCTCCGCTTGCATATCCCCAGTCTAACGCTGGTCTAATTGATAGTCTTGAAAGGTTTGCAGTTACGCCTACATCACCTGACCATTTTTTAGTTTTAATGCCGTACTCTACAGTAGCATCAGGCTTAAACATTGACATAATGCCACTCTTTATAACGCCTTCAGCCTGTGCTGACATTGCTGTTAGTGTAACGATAGCACCTGCAAGAAATAACTTTCTCATATTATCATCCTCCGAATCCTGTTAGTCTTCTAATTTCACCACGAGATATTCCTAGATCTTGTAGTTGTCTTTCTGTCATACTCATTAAAGTGTAGTATGCAGCTCTATTTTCCATGTATACATGGTATTTTTCTAGTAGTTTTTTAAACATAGTATAACTCCTTTATGTACATATGTCAGTACTATTGACTGACTAGTAAGTTATACCATAGTTAGTTATAACATAAAAGAGATAATAATGCAACCCTGTTATGCAAATTTATTCTTTTGATTTAGTTTTAGTTAAAGCTGTAGCACCCATAAAGCCTAATACGACACCCATCTGTGCTACAAGAAAGGTGTTAAGAAACCCTGATGCAGATTCCATACGAGCTACATTAATGATAGGCGTAAGTAATACTATAACAGTTACAATGGTTGTACCCATAGCTAACCAAGCCATAGTACGTTGAGTGTCCATCATTTTGTCTTCGTTCTCTAAACGTATCCATCTTTCATGACGATCCATTTCATCATCTGTTATGATGCCATCACCGTCTGCATCTGCCATTGCATACTTGCTATCTGCTTGTAGTTTCTTTGACATTACGCTTCTTCTCCATAAGGATTAAATGCAAAACATTTAGCTTTTACATAGTGTCCTGTAGTCAGTAAACCCTGTGCTACTAGCCTTATTTGTTCTTGACACTCTGTTTCTGTTTTAAACAAATGATTCTTACGTATCATGACATCACAAGAAGTAGGGTCAGTAAGAACTGAACAGTATAATATTACAGCAAGAAACATTATTTTTTCTTTGGTTTAAAGTTCGGTGCTAAACTTACTTTATCTCTCATTTTTTTAGAACGAGCAGCGTTAGAAGCAGTGCGACTAGCTTTATCTTTTTCACTAGCTTGCATTTTTTCAAAACCTTTGCGTTTATCTTGTACAACTTTTTTCAACATATTTTTTATATTGCCTGGTTTCATAGCATTAACTTTATTTTCGTAAGCATCTAATGCTCTTTTAGTTTTTGCCTGCTCAATATCTGACCTAGATACACTTGCTTTTTTAGCAATAGAACCTTTACGTTGTGGTGATATTCCTTTAGGTTTTACTCTTGCTGATCCTACCATAGCTTTAGCTTTAGTACTTGTTAATAGATCTGGTTTTACCTTTGTAGATTTTTTAACTTTCTTTTTCTTTTTACCTGCTTTAGCTGCTGCTCTTGCTACTGCTCCTATAAAACTCATTTGGTTTCTCCTATTACCATTTAACTTTATCAGCCCAGTAAGCAGCACTCATCTTACCCTTGGCTATATTTTTTCCGTGTCTCGCTTTAAAACTCTTACGTTTTGCTTTCATTCTTGCTGACTCACCAGCTTTGGGTTTACCTGCGGTGCTTGCACCCTTCTCTCCAAACCTTATGAGTTTAATCTTTGAGCCTTCTTTGGCAAGTACAGCGTGTGACTTCTTAGGGTGATCAGGTGTACGTTTAGGTTTGTTATATCCTGCAAACTTTTCACCTCTATAGTCTATACTCATCTATGATCTCCTGAACTTGCTAGTTTTCTTGCCTATATTTTTAGGTTGTCTACTAAACTGTTTACCTTTAGCTGTATCTTCTCGTTTCTTACGAGTAGTCGCTGCATACTCTGAACTTGATAGAGACTTAATAGCACTCTCAGGCAAATATCTTTCCCCTGTTTTAGAGGAAGGCTTACCTGATTTCGTTCTCCAGTTTTGTCGAGTCCAGTTAGCTAAAGACTTCTGAGGTTTCTTCATATAGTTATTCCTCGTTGTACATATTATTAAATACTCTACCTGTATCCCAGACGTAATCTAAATCTTCTTTAGAGTGAAACACTCTCTGACTAGGTTTGAAGTCTGGCGCACCTTCTCCTGTCTCAAACCAAGCAGGATGGGTAACTCTTACTCTGTTATTCGGTAATGCTACAATGTTTCCTGTGTAGCTACCTGCATCTACTAGCTCTAATACGTGGCTCTGTTTATGCTGTGCTGGGTCATCTGCTATCTCTGATCCTGTATAGTCTACAGTGAAGTAATATTTAGCTGGATAGAACTCACCATCTACTTTCGCCATCCAAGGGGCTGGTGTAGCTCTGTTCAACACGTAGACTGAGTGATCATGTGACATACAATCCCAAGGCTGTGCTGCATAGGCTGGCAACTCTTCTGCCCACTCCTCTACAGGTGTATCACCTACGAGTGCAGTAATAGGCATTCTCGCCCACATCGCCCCACCGTGTACGTTAGGTTCGTCTGTATCATCTGATTCACAACCAGTAAAGATAACTTGGAAGCTGAGTGATCTATTTGGCATAGTCGTCACAGCTATTACCATGCAATGTAGGAACTCACCATGGTATCGTTCAAAGTTGCACGTATATTCTCTGCGTACCCATGCCTTGAAGTATGGGATGTTACTCTGTAAGTAGGGCATTTAGGATGTGTAACCGCCACCCTTGGCTTTATACTGTTTAGCGACCATTTGAGCTTTACGTGCAGACCATTGACCTGGTTTACCACCCTTACCTCCAGCTTTAATGTTTGATACAAGACGTTTACGCATTGTAGGTTTAGTATAATTGCCTGCTTTATTTACTGTAGACTTTTTCATGCATTACTCTTTTTTATAATTGGGGTCGCTATAAGACTGTTCAGTCCATCCTTCTGCTCTCATAGAATCTTCTACGTGTTTAAGTGTAAACTTTCTGCCGTATCTAGCTTCACAAGCTGCTCTTACGTAAAAAACATCACTATGAGGTATATGTAAGTTATCTACATTACCATTTAGTAATTGTTTATAGAAAGTTTCTAAAACTTTGTCTGTATATAGTTTTACTGATTTTTGTGCCATTGTCAATAACTAATTTATATATTACGAATATTTATTTATACGGAATATCATAGAAGGGTGGCATTTAAAGTGTTACATTTAAAGTGTATTCTTATCTTTTTTGTAATACCATTTAAAATGTTACATATAAGTGTTATTTATTTATAACTATTTAGTAGTTTAGTGTAACACTTTAAGTGTTGTGTTGTGTTATACTTAGTTTTACACATTTACGAAACCATGTCAACCCCTAAAATATATTATGTTCAAATAAAGTGTAAATATGTCATCTTTTGTGATCACAAATCTACCCAATCCCTGTGTGCATACGACTATATACACTGTGGTTAACACCCTATTTTCCTGATCTGTGTAGATATGTGTATATACTAACGCACTACCCCCCACTGCCCCCTGCCTGCTACCCTGCTTATCGTGTGGATTATGCGCTTTCTTCGCCCAAATATGCATGATAAGTGGCTCAATAGCTGTATTCTCTTAGAATAATGCAACAAATTCAACTACTTAGTTGAGAGTGACAAGTGATATGCAATCAGTTGCCATACTATGGTATGTTTATTGTTGCAAGATTGCCACACTAAGAGTGTGTTGCAAAGTCGATGCTTATTTTACCCTATCCCCACCGAGAAGGTGGCAGATGACATTACAGTGTCAGGCAAGGAAGGTGCGACACCGTGCCACATAACGAGGCAACTTGACAACTCTAGCTATTGTTAATAGTTTATAAAGATAATATTTAAGGATCTCATATTTATGTGAGAGATCTTAAATATTCTCTTATATAAACAACAATAGATAGAAAGATAAAACAATGAAAAACTCAACATCAACAAAACCACTTGGTACTCTTGAAACTGAAGGTCTAGCTTTAGCTAAGGCTTGGAGATCAAGAGATCGAAAAGATAAGAATCAATTCAGTGTTGACATCAAAGATGACGGTCAGTTTGACCCTAGTCAGAAAAGACCTAGTGGTCTTCTAGTCAGGACAGGTTTTATCATGTCTCAGATTAAGATTAACAACACCACTTTAGTATTAAGTGGTTTGAACAATCTTGACAGAAGAAGAAGAGCAGAATGTCACTGGTTCTATGAGAACCACAAAGACTGTTTAGAGTTTATCTCTAAATCTAAGAAAGGTTATACTAACCTTAGTGCCTTACAGAAAGCTATGGCTAAAGCCAACAAGCAATCAGAGATTGAGGATAAAGAGACTGATCCTAGCGAAGCTACTGATAGCGAAGCTACAACTAGCGAAGCTAAACAGTCCGACATCGGACAACTTCCAGTTACGAAGTATGATCTAGCCAAGGCAATCATGAAAACTTGTCAAGATAACGAAATAAATCCTTTGGATTTGATTGACATCATTTTGATCAATGTTGAGAATCAACCTAAACAACCAAAGAATGTTGTTTCAATGGGAAGCCACAAAGTGGATTCAGGTTGGAAAACAGTAAAGCAAGCTAATGCTTGAACGTGAACAAATCACAGCGTTCTGGATTGCAACACTATGCATGGCGGTATTCTTTGCCGCTATGTATATCACCTTCCCTTGGCCACAGGAGTCAATGGATATTATCCAACACGAGTATGAGATAGACGGATACTTGTATAATTGCGAAAGGATTGGATCATGAGACAAGTTATACTTGACTGCATAGCACTGCTATCAATGCTCATTATAATTTTGAGCTTGACAACGCTACTATATACAATAATATAAATAGTATGAATGTATTATGAATACTATTTTATTATATGTATATGTAGTATTGAAATTGAAACAGTCCGACATCGGACACTTTAAATGGAATTAAAATATGACTAACAATATAATGAAAACTTTTAACAAAGCTACACCTGCTATGATACGTAATGGTGTCGCATGGTACAAACGTGCCAAGCGTGACTGTAATCAGATAGCTAAAGATACTGGCCTTCCACTATGGAAAGTTGTCGGTGTCGCATCCGCTTTGTCACCTAACAATAATTGGGAACGTAACAAAGTAGATGCACGTAATATGTGTGAGGCATATGTAGATAATGCCTATGCTGACATATGGCGAGTCAAAGTATGTACATACAATCCCAATAAACTTAAAGCATTGAAGATACTTGGACTGTCCGACATCGGACAAGTTAAACGCCAGTTAAATGGGCAAAAGATTGTACCATTTTATGGTTGCATAATGGGTGAAGATACCTGTGTAGTTGATGGACACGCAAAGAACATCTACTATGGCAAGAGGCATACTTTGACAGATGCCAAGTCCAATGTAGGAGTACGTGAGTACAAGGTAATCGCTGATGCCTATGTATCTACTGCCAAGGCTATCAATAAAAAGCTAGGCACCAAGTACAAAGCATTTCATGTTCAGGCTATCACTTGGGTAGCTTGGAGAGAGATGCATGGCATAGCATAGGAGTTGACATGAAACGTAAGACTGTGATATATCGTAACCCAGTTGCAAAGGCTATGTTACAGGAACGTCAACCGCCCAAGGTCATACCCCCTAAGAAGGGTGGCAAGGCTAAACGTAACCGCAAGGAGGATAATAGAAATGCGATACGAGAGAATGAATCTTGAAAAGACAATAAAGATTAGAGTGTCCAATGTTGGACAGACTAAGAAGCACTCAGACGAGTGGAAAAGAGAGCGTAGGAAACTGCGTAAACAGAAATATGCACACAGAAAGGTAGCATAATATGACACAGGTAATTTTTAAGACTGTTAGAACTAAACCAACCCCAATAGCAACAGAGGAGAACCAAGCTATGACTACACCAACCCCAATCAAAGAAACTAACCCATCACTATATGCAAGACACGTAAAACATTTTGGCAGAGCTAAAGCTTTTACATATAACTATTACCCTATTGATGAAGTTATTTTGGAGAACTATTCTACTATGTCTAAGAAAGAACTGGCTCACATGCTACGAGAATATACATGGCGTATATCATACAGAGTATTTGTGTTACAATCTCTTGGCCTACTTGCTAGGAAGAAGATACAGCCTACTAAAGTAGAACGTACTCTCAAAGAGATTAATGCAAGGAAGATGTACCACCAGAGCGAAGCAAGAAAGGCTACATACGAAATGAAAAAAGTCTTGAAGGCCGCATAAGTATGGCAGTAATGGCATATGAAATAGGCGTTGCCATTGATGGCGTGGAGAGTGTCGTCAGATTAGATGACACTTATCCTGCCGTACAGGACTGGGAATCCGCTACGATCTTTGCTATGGAATTAGTAATGCGTCAGCACCCAGACAGTAACGTAGAGTTTCTCTACAACAAAGAGTACCCTTCCAACGATTATGTTGGGATGGAAAACATTCACGAAGCACCATTGAGGATACAATAACATGAATAGATTCATAATAGATCACGATCAAATAGACATAGCACAGTCACTGTGTGACCAACACATTGTCAAGATGCCACTCGAAGAAGCACAGATGTTATGCACTGCACTGTGGCATCACAGGCCAGAGTATGCGGAAAGGCGTGGGCTTTACAAGCCTGTGCATCAGAAGCATCCATGTACTTTGTGGGCTATGGAGACTAGTGATAACTACCGATATGCTTGGCTACTGTATGATGCCATGCTCGATGAGTATACACACAGGTATGGCAAGAAACATGGTTGTGCAAAACACTATGACTCACTTCATGAAGGCGTTGTTTATATACCACAGGGTGGCCTGACACCACACCCTCAGTGTTTCTCAGGTCACGATGACCTCAAGACAGGTGAGAAGTGGCCTATCAAAGCATACAGGGCGTTCTACAAGCGTGACAAGATGTCCTTTGCACGTTGGAACAAGAACAGAGCTATGCCTGAGTGGTTACGAGAGGGCATATATGAAGCTGACTTAGTAACAAAAAGAAACTTATGGTCAGTAGATTTAGAGGAGTTAGTAGCATGAGTTACCCAAATCAACCACAGAATGATGGTGATGTAGACATAATATGGGAGTGGCCTGAAGATGACTGGGTAAGTCTGGGTGAACACTGTGACATGAACATGTGGATACGTCACAATGGTGAGCTATGGATAAACATATACGCTGTTCGTGATGGCAAAACTGACACACGTCAAGCATTATGTACTTATCGTGTAGAAGTGTTTGACAATGGTAAGTGACTATGATACAACTATATAAGCAAGGCACAGTTGCCAAGCGTTAACCAACAATAAAGGAGATACACTATGAAAATTATAATTAGTATGCCAACCCCAGAGCTACAGAAAGCGGCTGAAGAAAAGGTAGAAGACTGGACTAAGCAGTGGGGTGTGTTTGAAAAACAACAAGAGAAACTAAATGAAGAGGAGAATACATAATGCCATTTGATTTCACAATACCAGAGACAGTAGACTTTGACATAGCCTTTGAGGATACAAAGGTAGATGACAAGAAGTATGTTCTTAATGCAACGACAGGTGAGTACCTGAACGTAGTAGGCAAAGACTTCACCTGTGTCAGTCACCCTGAACACTACAACGGTGTGATGAGTACCATAGTATCTACACTAGGCGAAGATGCAGTAGAAGATGCACAGGTTAGGTGGAAAGTTGCACGTAATGGAGGGTGGACTATGATGGACATGGTGCTACCTAAAGTTAAAAACTTTGTGCGTACAGATAAGCATGAGACTGAGGTAAGCCAGAGAGTTATCTCACTACATGGTGTAGACTCGTCATGTTCTAGCATCTGTCTGCATGGTTGGATAGACTTCTTCTGTACCAATGGGTGCATCTCAGGTGAGCATGACAAGGTAAAGCGTAAGCATACATCAGGCTTTGACTTTGACATATTCCAGATGCAACTGAGAGACAGTCAGCGTAGCTTTCACGAGCAGGCTCAGAGGCTACAGACATGGGCTGAACAGAGAGTCTATGTAGATGAAGTCAAAGCTATGCTTGATGACATGATAGGCTCTAAGCAGAAGGCTGAGAAGATGTATGAATTGTACTGTGCTGAAGCATCAGTGCGAGGTCACAACAAGTACGCAGTGTACTCAGCGTTCACTAACTACAGTTCATGGGCTGATGAGCGCAACGGTTTCAGTCTACGTAACACAGGCTATGACACGAGGAATATCAGCATGTTCAATCGTGAAGTAGAAGTATCTAAGTGGATAGATAGTCCACAGTTTAATCAACTAGCCGCATAAGGAGGGCAACATATGTATATAAATATAGACACAGTAACAATCAGATCATTTGATAAGACTAGATGGAACGATGAAATAAAAGAACGTGAGGAGATCCCAATTGAAGATCGTGAGTATGAGATTGTCGCAATAGACAAGAATGTTCATGGCATATGGGAGTTTGCTCAACTGGTAGAGTATTGGCATAGACGCCTGCCTTACGTTGATGGACTTGACTTTCATTTTACATCGTCTGGTGATGAGTAATCATTGGCAGGATGGGTCACAGCTACGCTAGACAGTGAACGTAACATGATAGTCACTGTCTGGCAGGGTGCTATTGAAGGGTGGTATGAGTATACACACAATGACTGCCCTGCGTATCCTAACTGTGACATAAATCACACACCTGACATGTGTAATTATTACAAGGAGAAAGAAGAATGAGAAGAATAATACTGAGTAGCACACACCCTGTGAAGTCACTGCATGGTAACACGCAGGCTGAATGGGATCTCCTGTCACAGGAGGAGCAGTTACATGCATGGCTAAAGACATGTCCGTTTGATTACCTGATGGTCAGGCATGAGGAAGGACTGAGAACTGTAAACTTTTTAATAGAGGAGACTATAGATGACGAATGACATATACGATATCACTCGTAAGGAAATGATTGAACGCCATGTGGCATTACCTATGTACTACATACGTGGTGGAATAGAATTACACATGGACTGCACTGAGGATCTCGTAATAGAGTGTGTAGAGCAGTCTCTGGGAGAGATACGTGAAGGGTATGACACACTAGTAAAGGTCAACAACAGACATTATGATGATGCTTATATGCTCATGGTAAATATGGACTTAGATGATTGGAGAAAAGACAATGGCTAAGTGGGCGGCAGAGGAATGGGATTCACCCAAGGAAGACACAAAGCGTATACTTGTACGCATCAAGCGTGTAGCTGACATCATAAAGTCAGACGCAGTGTGCAAGTCACGCCCTACTGTTAGAGATAAGGCAGAGGAGATGTTAACACTGATAGATTTATTGGAGAGTAAACTAGATGAATACAAATGGTAGAAATAAAATTGTAAGTATAGATGATCTGATAAAACTGTACTATAATTCCAATGACTATGACATGCTTAGAGATACAACTAAGAGTGACTACAAGTATTTCCTTGGAGTTGTAGCTGATTCGATAGGCAAGGACAAGTTCAAAGGCTTTACATCTAGGAAAGCTAAGTGGGCATATGAGGATTGGGTCAGGCGTGGTGTCAGCTTCGCTAATCATGTAGCTACCTGTGCATCTAGAGTGTTTAACTATGCCATAGAGATGGAGTATGCCATGCAGAATCCTTTCACCAGTATCAAGCGTAAGCCTGAGATCAAACGTAAGGTAGTCTGGAAGCACGAGGATGTACTCAAGTTTCTTGACGTGGCATACTCAGACTTTACGACACGTAACATTGGGTTAATTATACAGATGACATACGAATGGTGTCAGAGAATAGGAGACATGCGTACTCTACGTTGGTCTAACCTAGACTTTGAGAATAAACTACTGACACTGGAGCAGAGTAAGCGTAGAGCAGAGGTATTTCTACCCATATCAGATGACCTGATGGCAATGTTACAGGATCAGCATGAAGACTTTGGCTTTCAAGAGTATGTAGCTCCTCATATACTGCCTGTACATGGCGTATATTATCCTTATGCGATGCAAAGGTTCTCGAAAAATGGAAGGGCTGTCATGCGTAAAGCTGGGCTGTCTGAGAGCCTACGATTAATGGACTTACGTAGGACAGGAGTAGTACAGATGGTGGATAAGGGTGTACCTTTACCTAATATTATGTCAGTGACAGGACATGCTAATGTTGCATCTGTGAAACCCTATTTAAAAAATACGTACACTTCTGCAAATGAAGCCTTGACACGTAGAAATGTATCTGTACAATCGAACACTGTGAGTAACATTGAAAGTGATACATAATGAATATTAATAAATTACTAAATGATATAACACTTATAAATGGTGATACTAAAAGAATGGATTGTCCTGAGTGTAATGGTAAGAGAACATTTACGATCACGAATAATATGGGATCTATTGTATGGAACTGTTACAAGGCAGGGTGTACTGTATCAGGAGGTAGACGTGTACACCTATCGAGTGATGACATACGTAAGTCACTGGGTAAGACTGTATCAGAGACTGAGAGTATACCTAAGTTTGATAAACCTGAGTGGCTAGTACGTGACTCAGATAAGATTGCACCCTACTGTGAAGAGTGGGGGTTAGACGCAGAAGAACTTGGCCTGTTGTATGACGTGAAGGAACACAGAGTTGTCTTTCCAGTGATGCATAATGGTCACACTGTTGATGCTACAGGCCGTAGTCTGGGTAAAAGATTACCTAAGTGGAAACGCTATGGAAAGAATGTCTTGCCATATGCTCACGGCTATGGTAGTGTCGCAGTAGTTGTTGAAGACTGTGTGAGTGCCGCTGTTATTGGTAGTCATGTATATGTAGGGGTTGCAGTGTTGGGTACATCTCTATCAGAATCGCACAAGAGGTATCTCGCACAGTTTTCAACGGCAGTAATAGCACTAGACCCAGATGCCCTACCGAAGACACTGCAATTTGCTAAAGAACTAAGAGGATACGTGGACACAGTACGTGTCCTGAGACTGAACGATGACTTGAAATATAGAAACCCTGATGACCTACATAACTTAACACGCATAGGAGAACAAGAATGGAACTGAGTTTAATAAGAAGCCTGATGGACAAAGACTTTTACGATGAACATCGTGGAGCTAGGTGTCCGAACAGATTATTCAGTAAGGATGTACGCAAGATAAAGGAAGCAGTCGATGCGGCAATGGACAGGTATGAACGCACAGTTACACCTGCTGAGATAGAATCACTATTCATGTCGAACAATCCGACAATGACTACAGCACAGAAGCAGGCATACAGCACCCTGTTTACACAGATAAATAGTAAGCCACCACTAGGTAATGACATAGCACAGGAAGTATTGTCCAAGCTATTCCAACAGGTGGTCGGTGAGGACATAGCTAACTTAGGCTTTGACTATGTGAATGGTGACAAGACAAGCCTTGAACCTCTACGTAATCTACTGGAGCAGTATGCAGATGACTTTACACCAGACCTAAAGATACAGTGGGATGACATAGACGTTGAGACTTTACTATCAAAGAATGATCTCGAAGCACGTTGGACATTTAATATACCTACACTAACACGTAAGTTAGAGGGTGTGAATGATGGGCATTTAATTGAGATAGGTGCTAGACCTAACACAGGTAAGACATCATTCCATGCATCACTGGTAGCATCACCTGATGGTTTTGCACATCAGGGTGCTAAGTGTATCATACTGTGTAACGAAGAAGGTTCTCACCGTGTCGGTGCTAGGTATCTGACTGCGGCTACAGGCATGACCATGCAGGAGATTAAGCAAGACCCTGCCAAGGCGAGAGATAAATACGCATCTGTAAAACAGAACATTAAAATATATGATGCAAGCAACCGTGACATGGCATGGGTTGAGAGCGTCTGTAAGTCTTACAAACCTGACATCGTTATCTTAGATATGGGTGACAAGTTTGCTAGGACAGGAGGCTTCAGTCGTACTGACGAGGCACTCAAGGCTAATGCCATACACGCTAGGCAGATAGCTAAACAACATAGCTGTGCTATATTCTACATGTCACAGTTATCTGCTGATGCAGAGAATAAGGTGGTACTCAATCAGGCCATGATGGAAGGCTCACGTACAGGTAAGGCGGCTGAAGCTGACCTGATGATCCTGATTGCTAAGAACCCACCAGTAGAAGGGCAAGAGGAAGAGGATACAATGCGTCACCTGAACTTAGTTAAGAATAAACTGTCAGGTTGGCATGGTATTATCCATTGCGAATTAGAATATAAAACAGCGAGGTATGTAGCATGATAGATAAAATTAACTCACCAACAGGTAAAAACATAATTTTTGAGAAGGGCGAATGGTGGTATGTAGGACAATCAAATGGACGTAGGCGTGTATCAGCAAACAAAAACCATACACGTATGTTTGTTAATGGTAAGTACATTCCCAAGTCTCACCCTTTATATAAGGTAGGTAACTATAAGTCATTTGACGATGCTGCCTTTAGCTCTCTATCTAATTATAATAAAAGTAAGGAAGGTGAGGTGTATGCCATAGTAAACAAAGCATGGGATGGTTGGGTCAAGATAGGTATGGCAGTTGATGCCGAAGACAGGCTGAATAGCTACCAGACATCAAGCCCACATAGAGATTACATATTAATACACAAAGAGTTCTTTTCTGACAGGCGCAGGGCAGAAGCGCAGGCACACAGAGAGGCAAGAAAAGTTGCTAAAAAACACAATTCTGAATGGTTTAAACTAGATGTCTACACTGCCACCTTAATATTAAAGGGGCTTGACAAGTCTATGCCTGATGAAGTAAAACAATTAACAGGAGCTTTTGAAGCAACACAGTAGAAAAGGAATCACCAACATGATTACAATCCTAGATGTAGAGAACACAGTCACAAAGAGAAATGGCAAGATGCACCTTGATCCATTCGAACCAGAGAATACATTGGTTATGGTGGGGATGCTAGATGGTACTGGACACGAGCAAATTATAACTTTTGACCACACAGAGCATCCCCCCACATTAAATGGCAGACAGATAGTACAGGATAAACTTGACCTCACCACACGCCTTGTCGCACACAATGCCGCACACGATTTGATGTGGCTGTGGGAGTCAGGCTTTACCTATGAGGGTGAGGTGTTTGATACTATGCTAGGTGAGTACATATTACAACGAGGACAGAAAGAACCTCTATCACTAGAAGCATGTGCTGAACGTCACCAGTTACATACACAGAAGCAAGACACATTAAAAGAATATTTTAAACAGGGATTAAATGTTGCAGAAATACCACACAATGAACTGTCTGAGTATCTATCTGCTGACTTACATGCGACACAACAGTTGTTCAGAGAGCAGGACAGGCAGTATACTTATGGTACAGGCAGGACACTTGTAGATACGATACGTCTTACAAATCAGTTAGCTGTACACCTAGCACGTATATATCAACGTGGGTTCAAGGTAGACATGGATGCACTGGATGAAGTGCGTGTAGAGTTTGAGACTGAAAAGACTGAACTTACTAAACAACTAGAGGAACAGGTACAGGAACTGATGGGTGACAGACCTATCAATCTGAACAGCCCAGAGCAGTTGTCTTGGGTTATATACAGCCGTAAGGTATTTGATAAGAAAGTGTGGGCTGAAGCATACGAGGATCGTGTATCAGACAGGCAACATCTAGCCAACGTAAGACAGATGACGTTGCCTCTGCATAAACAATACGCTGTGGTCTGTACTCAGTGTATGGGTCATGGTTGGATACGTAAGAAGCGTAAGGATGGCTCACCCTACAAGAACACAAACAAATGTCCTGAGTGTGATGGAGCAGGGTATCTGTACCGTGATAGAAAAGAGTTAGCTGGGCTGAAGTTCAATGCACCAGATGCTAAATGGGCAAGTGCCAATGGCTTCAGTACAAGCAAAGACAATCTCGTATACTTAGAAGGTATAGCTAGATCTCGTGGCATGTATGATGCAGAGGTGTTTCTACAACGAGTACGTAGACTGTCAGCACTTGATACTTATCTATCTAGTTTCGTTGAGGGCATAGCTACTCATGTTAAGCAGGATGGTAAGCTACATGTAAGACTACTGCAACACAGGACAGGTACAGGCAGGTTATCTGGTGCTGATCCTAATATGCAGAACATGCCCAGAGGTGGTACGTTTCCTGTGAAGAAAGTATTTGTGTCTCGTTGGGATAACGGAGAGATCATGGAGGCTGACTTTGCACAGCTAGAGTTTAGAGTTGCGGCATTCCTCAGTCAGGACAGAACAGCTATCAAAGAAGTATCTACAGGCTTTGATGTGCATAGCTACACAGCTAAAGTTATTACTGAAGCAGGGCAGAATATCTCTCGCCAAGACGCAAAGGCACATACATTTGCTCCTCTCTATGGTGCGTCAGGCTTTGGTCGTACACCTGCCGAAGCTGCATACTATCAACAATTTACCACCAAGTATTCAGGTATAGGTGCATGGCATAAGCGGCTTGCCAAGGAAGTCATTACGACAGGTAATGTTCGCACACCATCAGGTCGTGAGTTTGCATTCCCTTTGGCTACACGTAGAGCGAATGGAAGTATCACATACTTTACTCAGGTAAAGAACTATCCTGTGCAATCCTTTGCTACAGCAGACATCGTGCCAGTATCTCTTATCTATATAGACAAGATGTTACAGGCTAACAAATTACAATCATGTGTCGTTAATACCGTACACGATTCAATCGTGATTGACGTACACCCTAATGAGAAGGAGAAGGTAATACGGATCATCAAGCGTACTAACGAAGTACTGGTTGATATAGTCAATAAGAAGTGGAACATAGACTTTAATGTACCATTATTATTAGAAGCAAAAATAGGTAAGAATTGGCTTGACACTAAAGACGTGGCATGATATACCTACAATTCTAACAAAGGAGAAATATAAACATGAATCAGATAACAAATTTAGACACAAACAACTATGAAGCAATGGCAAAGGCGATGGGCATGAGTTCACTGGCTGTGCCGACTAAAGAGAAGACTAACTCTCTTGCAAGACTACGCATACATCACACACCTTTAATGGGTCAGGAAGAGATCAAAGGTAAAATGACTAACGTTGAGGTAGTCAGTGGTGGTACATACAAACTGGAGATCCCAGAGGGTGAGACATACTACGCTGAGAGTGTAGCTATTCGCCCATTCCTACAGAGGTTTATGTACAAGCGTTTCATTAAAGGTACTGACAGTACACCTAACAGGTATGTCAAGACTATTATGGCAGACAATCTCAACATGGATCTGAAGGATAACGATGGGCAGTTTAACTGTGGTAAACCTGCAGGGTACATCGAAGACTTCAAGGCTCTACCTGAGAAGATGCAGGATCTGATTAGACAGATCAAACGTACTCGTGTACTGTTCGGTACTGTTGACTTAGTTAATCCTGTTGATGCCAATGGTAACTCTGTAGACGTGGAGACTACCCCATTTATATGGGAGGTAGAAAACCGTGATGCATTCAAGACTATGGGTGATGTGTTCAACAAGTTAAATAAAATGAAACGTCTACCTGTACAGCATTATGTCAAGGCAGGAACAGAGGAACGTAAGTTGCCAAATGGTAACTCATTCTATCTGCCTAATGCTGAGTTGGATCTATCCGAAACATTGGATATGGACAAAGACACTCAGGAAAACCTAGCTAACTTCTTAGCTTGGGTGGCTAACTATAATGAATACATTATGGGTGCTTGGAATGAGAATATGCAGAAGCATCAGTCGGTAGACACCGATACCGTCAATGAGTTCATTGATATTGATACTGCTGAGTTAGTATAATGAACCATCCTGCTGAACTGCCAATTCATCAGTACCTTGATAAAGCTTCTAATGGGCAGACAACTATGTCTGATGAAACCATAGAACAAGTAGCTCAAGACATCAAGGATGCGTTGAAGAGGCAGTTTGGTGGGGGCAATAGGAGAGGAGAGTTTCGTCTGCGTATGTCAAACATAGGTAGACCTACATGCCAACTCTGGTGGGAAAAGAACCATCCAGAGAAGGCACTTCCCAAGCCTACCACCTTCGTAATGAACATGTTAATAGGAGATATAGTTGAGGCAGCGTTTAAAGGAATACTTAAAGAAGCAGGAGTTGCTTACGAAGATTCGGACACAGTATCTTTGGAGCTTGATAACACTACAGTTAATGGAAGCTATGATCTTGTTGTTGATGGTGCTTTGGATGACGTAAAGTCTGCATCACACTGGTCATATACAAACAAGTTTGAATCGTATGACACGTTAGCTAATGGAGATTCCTTCGGTTATGTAGGTCAGCTTGCAGGCTACATCAAGGCATCAGGTAAGAAGACTGGTGGTTGGTGGGTAGTTAATAAGGCCAATGGTCAGATTAAATACGTAGCTGCTACAGGCTTAGACTTAGATACAGAGATAGCCAAGTTAAACAAGACAGCAAAGACTGTTGAATCAAACGAGTTCAAGCGTTGCTTTGAGCCATCCCCTGAAGTGTACAGAGGTAAGGCATCAGGTAATAAAGTACTGCCTGAAGGCTGCAAGTTCTGTGACTACAGGTATGCCTGTTGGGATAACATAAAGGATTTACCATCAAAAGTATACCAAGGTAAGAAGACACCCCCTACTGTGTCTTACATTGGAGAAGTAGTAGGGTGAATGGTAAACGCTTTCAGGCTGCCCTGAAGCATGGGTACAGGAGTGGGTTAGAGATGAAGATCTCTGACTACCTAAAGGAACTGGATATACCTGTGGTGTATGAGGCCATTAAGATTGAATGGGAAGACCTCATGTACCGCACGTATACTCCAGACTTTGTGTTGCCTAATGGCATTATAATAGAAAGTAAGGGTCGCTTTACCGCAGCAGATAGACGCAAACACATTGAAATAAAAAAGCAACACCCTAAATTAGATATACGTTTTGTTTTCTACAACAGCAGAAACAAACTAAGCAAGGGTGCAAAGACTACATATCAAGGTTGGTGTGACAAACATAAGTTTTTATACCATGATAGGATCGTACCACTCGAATGGATACAAGAAAAAGGAAAGAACAAACATAAACCTGTAATACATTTACCCTATAAAAAAATAATAAGGAGGTAGCCTATGACAATACAAGTAGATGACTTTGATGTTAATGATATAATCATACGAATGAAACCTAACTTTACCGAGAGTAAATGGAATGGTTACATAGACATAGACATTATAACAGATAATCAACGTACAACAAACAACCAAGACTTTATAGGCTTAATGCAAGTAGCATCTCTTGTGTGTTCATCACTACCTTTAATGGAATTAAATGAAGAATTTAGAGAAATGCTTTGCGATTATGCAGAAAGTGTGATAGAACAGGAAGAGAAGTTAAAAAAGAAAGACATAGTTAAAGAGTCAGTTGCTAACACAACTGGCAATATAATTAAAGTAAACTTTGAGAGGAGTAAGTAATGAGTATTAAACCAGAATATGATGTGGTAGACAAACCAGAACATTACAATCAAGATAATTGCATTGAATGTATAGATGCAATTCGTGCTGCTCTAGGTTCAGGGTTTAAAGAGTATTTACAGGGTAACATACTTAAATACATATGGAGACACAAGTATAAGAATGGTGTAGAAGATTTAAAGAAAGCAAGATGGTATCTTGACAGGCTCATTGAGGCAGAGGTTAGCAATGATAGCTAAAATATTACTAACACTTGACATTGATGAAGAAGACTATAGGATGCCTTCAGATGGAAGGATAGAAGAAGAACTGCAAGAAGCAGTACATGAATTTGTATATGACATAGACGGCATGGAGATTAAATCTATGCGAGTAACAACGGAGTAATTAAATGAGCAACAACTATTTACCTACAGACTACCAAGCATTTATTCATACCTCACGGTATGCTCGTTGGTTAGAAGACGAGAACAGAAGGGAGACATGGCCTGAGACTGTACGTAGATACATGGACAATATTGTAAAGCCTATCGTGATAACTGAATCAGAATTTAAAAATATAGAGGATAGCATACTTAATCTTAGTGTCATGCCAAGCATGAGAGCCTTGATGACAGCAGGTGCTGCATTGAACCGTGACAACACAGCAGGCTACAACTGTAGCTACCTGCCAGTAGATGACCCTAAAGCATTTGATGAAGCTATGTACATACTGTTATGTGGTACAGGTGTAGGCTTCAGTGTTGAACGTCAGTACATACAGAACCTACCTGAAGTACCAGAGCTATCAGAGAGTGAGACTACAGTAGTTGTAAAGGATAGCAAGGAAGGCTGGGCTAAAGGACTGAGACAGGTTCTTGCTCTACTCTGGGCAGGAGAGATACCGAAGTGGGATGTCAGTCAGGTACGCCCTGCAGGAGCTAGGCTGAAAACGTTTGGTGGTAGAGCATCTGGCCCTGCACCATTAATTGACCTGTTTAACTTCTGTGTAAATACATTTAGATCTGCATCAGGTAGAAAGTTGTCATCAATAGAGTGTCATGACTTGATGTGTTACATTGGACAGATTGTTGTTGTAGGTGGTGTGCGTAGATCAGCCATGATCTCACTGTCCAATTTATCAGATGGTAGAATGAGACATGCTAAGTCAGGTAACTGGTGGGAGACAGCAGGACATAGAGCATTGGCGAATAACTCTGTCTGTTATACAGAAAAACCTGACTCAGAAACTTTCATGCGTGAGTGGCTTGCACTTGTTGAAAGTAAGTCAGGTGAACGAGGTGTCTTCAATAGACAGGCATGTAAAGTACTTGCAGAGCGTAGCGGTAGACGTGATCCAGACCACGAGTTCGGCACGAACCCCTGCTCAGAGATTAGCTTGAGGCCGTATCAATTCTGCAATCTAACTGAAGTCGTTGTACGTGCAACTGATACACTGAAAGACATTAAAAATAAAGTTGAGTCTGCTACGATACTAGGCACAATACAGTCTAAGTATACTAAGTTTCCTTATCTACGTAAGATATGGCAGCGTAATACTGAAGAGGAAAGATTGCTAGGCGTAAGTCTGACAGGTGTTATGGACAATCCTATTATGACATCAGCTAACAAGAACTTAGCTAGAGACTTAGAGAGCCTTAAACAACATGCCGTATACGTAAACTCTGTATGGTCTAAGCGACTGGGCATTGAACAGAGTACTGCTGTTACATGCTGTAAGCCATCAGGCACAGTGTCACAGTTAGTAGACTCTGCATCGGGCATACATGCCAGACACTCACTGCACTACATTAGAACTGTACGTGGAGATAACAAAGATCCTCTTACACAGTTTATGAAGTCTCAGGGCATACCGTTTGAGCCATGTGTTATGAAGCCTGACAGTACGACAGTGTTCAGCTTTCCTATTGCAGCACCAGCTAAGTCTGTCACACGTAATGACATGACAGCTATACAGCAGTTAGAGATGTGGCTCGTCTATCAAAGGCACTGGACAGAACACAAACCTTCTGTTACAATAACAGTTCGAGACAATGAGTGGATGGAAGTAGGTGCATTTGTTTATAGAAACTTTGATGAGATGAGTGGTGTGTCATTTTTACCACACTCTGATC